CCTGACGCATCCATGTGCGGTTCGCCATGCTCTCAAACCACAGACGAGCAAACGCCTCAACGGCCTCGGTGCCTACATCACCGTAGAGTTGTTGGAGTTCTGGCGAGTCGCCCCACATGGCTTCTACGTCTTCGCGGACCTTGGCTATCAGAACCTTGGCGTCCATCACAGCTAACATCTGCGACTGCGGCTGCGACCGAGCCAGCTTCGTCCAATGCTCGGCGTTCCAGCATCGGCAGATAGCGTCAACGAACTCGTCAAACGCTCGGCCAGCCAACACGGCTCGCTCGCCAATCTCCGCTCGCAGCCGACTCCTTAGATGCGGCAGCATCCCAGCCGGCGCGTCGCCCACGTGTCACCTCACCCCCGCAGGTCGTGTCGGTAGCCCAGAGGTGGACGACGCGCCGGGCGGGTTTTTGCACTTGCAAGATGCAGGGCACGGGCAGGACGTCCTGTGCCCGTCTCCGTGAACGATGTAGCCACGCCCGCCGCATTCGTTGCAGCACGACGGCTTGGGAGGCTCTGGCTGCGGCTGTGGAGCCTTTTCCTGTGCCGTGGCGGAATATGCCACGGAAACCGCCGCAGAGGATCTAGGAGCCTCTTGGTCGATCTGTGCAGGGTCAGCGGACAGAGCCGCCAGAACCGACAGGAGCCATTGCCACATGCGTCACCAGCCTTTCCCGTGGTCAAGGATTCGCTGGCCGTGCTCATCAACGTGAGCGTGAACTACGTAGTGTTGCGGTTCAGCCGGCGGGGGGTCGGCGCACCACATGACCCACAAGCCAACGCGGGCAAGCCTTTGGATGAGTCGCAGGACGGGCCGGTCAGGCTGTGGCTTGATTGGGCTGTAGTCGCTTGTCGCGGCACACCAAGTCACCGCAGCGGCGACAACGACAGCAATGGAAATCATCCGTAGGTCGCGGTTGCTCATCGGTCGTCACTCCAAATCGAGAACACGAACAACGCAACACAGGCACCGACAATCGAGCCGATTACGCCGGCAGGATGTCCACCAAACGGAAGACCGCCGGCGAACGAGCCGACAACGCCCAGGCCGATGGTGATGACCCAGCCGTCAGGCAGCTTGCTGGGCATGAGCCACTTAGCGATGCCGCCGATGATTGCGCCATAGACGAGCCACAACAGAATGCCCATGCGTTGCTCCTAGTTGTCAGACGGTGCGGGAGTCAGCCACTTGCCGTGGTCAAGGTCGCGGTATTTGAAACCGTCCGTGTCACCGATAGCCCAAGCGTCTTCAAGCATCCCTTCAACGACGTGACGACGCGCCCAGAACGAGCCGTCAGGCTGGTCGCTTGGGAACTTGTTTTCTTTTGGCCCCACGTAGCTCGGCCCCCAACTGTTCAAAATGAGGCACAGATCGTCCGGTGCGCCGTTCTTCTTGTGGCGGATTCCGATGGCACACATCTGGTGCATCCACACGCCAGATGCTTCGCAGATGCCGTCCTTGTTGCGGGTAGACGTGAAGCCCTGAGAACTCGCCAACGTGCATGGGTAGCCCGATTCCAGTGCCGCCGACAGTTCAGCCCAAGTGCGAACGGCGACAACGTGAAGCAACGGATGCTTCCTTGCCTCGGCATCAAGCCTGCCGTTGTCGTTTTGCCCTCCGCAGCCATACGCGCCCCACTGCTTCGCACGCTCGCCGGAATACTCCGTGAGGTCTACGTTGGGATATTTCTGACGGTAGATGACTCCGTAATCTCTGAGAAACTTTGCGACTCCAAAGCCGGTGGCACCATCGTTCCACCCGCCGTAAGGCTGCAAGCCGTCTCCAGGCTTTCGCATCGCTTCTACGCGAGCACCGCCATACAGCGGTTCCGTGGCCGGCATCAGCGGCGGCTCTGGAAGTTTGCCTAACGACCACGACACTGCTTCCGAAACCGCGACGGCGTGCATTCCGCCCCAGCTGGTGCAGTCGCCTATCAACTGCCTGCCAACGACGAACGGCTTGCCGTAGCGTGCTCGATGTGCGGCATCCAGTTGCCGATACAGAAACGTATCAACGCCTTTAGCTTCTTGCATTGCCTCGGCACCCGCTTGGGCAAAGAACTTCTCGTCACCAAGAGTCGCCAAAAAGGCTCGCGTGCCCTCTGGATCTGGCACGTAGCCAAACTGACCCTCGACGCGATTGACGACCTTGGTCGTCGCTTGCTGAACAAGCGCACCAATGATCGCCATTACAATGAAAAACGTGACGGTCCCAACGGACCAGCGGTCATCTTGTGACATCAGCGGCAGCCCTCGACAGGTCACGGAATGCCGACACCCAAGCCGCCCGGCTCTCGGTCGTTACTGGGCCGCCAGACGAACCAACTTGCTCGTCAAGAAACTTCTGCACGGCTTCTCGCACCTTCGGCTGACGGGCACCGATTGAGTCGCCTTTGCATCGCAGTTCGCGTGCAGCCACTCGCAACTCATCAAACGCCACGCCCGTCTTCATCCGCTGATCGTGCGACCCGTCGTATTCGATGCAGTCTGCGAGTTCAGAGCACAACGCAGCCATGATTGAGGCATCAGATGCCGCACTCTCTCCGACAAACTTCCCGCGAAGCGTGAACGCTGGAGGAACCGGAACGGGCTGCGGTGCCGGCGTACTCGAGCGGCTAGGCAGCACGGCGATTCCAGCGGCGACGAGCAACGCAATCGCCGCAACGTGCTTGCCGTCAACGGTCGGCATCTTCGCCGTGGCATACCACGCCTTTACCTTCTCGGTGATTTGTTGGCCCGCCAGAACGTAGACGGCGAACGCCACAAGCAGTGCGGTGATCACGCGGAAGCCCTCACAAGAGGCAAAAGAGACTCAATGGCACCGGATGCCAAAGCAAGAACGAACGCACGCAGAGCGGGTCGCAGAATCGCCCATGCGGGCCACGCCATGAGCGGCACGCAAGCACCGGCAAGCATGTCAAACAACGACGCCACGGCTGCGAGCGCAATGGCTTTTTTCTCCGGCCCGGAGATCGTTGACGTAGCGTCCAGCGTCTCAACGCACAGCCGCAGCAAAGCGACCAACAGAGAACCGAACTCACTCCACGTCAGACCGTCACGGGCAACGACTTTTGCGGTGGTCAAGAACGCACTCACCCGGTGCTCGATGTCGAGGAATGGGTGTGCGGCAGCGAGCGGTGCGTCAGTGACCATCCCGCCAGACTAGGCGGGCTGGGGGGCGTTTTAGACCGGCTCTGCCGATTCGCATTCCGCAAGGCACGCAGCGTATCCAGCCAAGTCAATCGGCCCGTCTGCGGTCTTGTTTGGACCGAGAAATCGTGCCACCTTGTCAAACGTCATAAAGATCGCCCAATCGCTTTCGGTGAGCGGTCGCTTGAGAACGTCAGCAAAAGCGGCGTTGATCATGCCGATGGTTCGCTTGAAGTGATTTCTTGGACCGCCATATTTCGGGCGACGGTCACGAACAACATCAATAGCATCCATCAACAACTTTTCTGCGGGAGTGAGGTTTTCCTTGTCCGCAATGATGCTGTCGCCCGTCCACCGAATGTCGTCCGGTGCAGCCTCCATCTCGCGCTGCCCTCGCAAAATCCAATCAACCGGGATCTCTTCTGGCTCGTCTTGCGGCGGCGCTTGCTGTGCCTCAACGACGTTGCCTGCGAGGCGGCTTTCAACCGCTGCCCGCAGATGTGCGTTCGTGTCTTCAATGCTCGTGATGTGTCCTTGCATTTTTTCCCTTTCGATGAGAAGTCTTGCTACGTCTGCGGCGAGTGAGCCGGATGTGCCGCACCATTGACCTTGAAACCGATACGCTCGCTGGCGTGCCTCGGCTATGTACTCGTCAGTCAAGTCGTAATCCATGCGTCAACCCCGCACGCCTGCAACGTGCATGGACGAAAGCCCGCCTTCGTGGTCGTAGAAAAACGTCTCCATCGCCTGCCGAGATCCGATGAATCCGTTGACGCTGTGCCAATCATCTGGTGGGCACAAAGCCGGTGCCGTGCGAACGATAACGCCGTCAAGTGTTTCAATCGGTCGCTGCCACTCCGCAGCCTGCGAGTGAAAATGCCCTGTGTGCCACTCTCGGTATGGGCACTCGCTCCATTGGCGAGACGCCTCAAGCGCCATGATCTGCGGCAGCTTACGCTTTGCTCGATGACCGTGAACGAAGCCCAAAAGATTGCGCCCATGCGTGAGATACTGCCGGCCAGTGAAGTCAGGCTTGACGGTCACTTGCCTGTTACCACGGAAACGCTCCAGCAAGATTCGTTGAAAAGTCCAACTAAGCACTTCGTCGTGATTTCCGTTGACGATCACGACGTCAGTGGGAACCGTGTCGGCAGATTGCGTGACGAGCGAAAGCAACGAATCGCAGCCGACTTGAATCATCTT